AAACATTAATATCTCTTGGATCATTTATTAGATTACGAGCACTAAAATTGCCTGATATTGCTGACGATATAATTGTCTCTGGATTTAAATTTAAAAGTGATTGTTTTGGTGGAGTAAAGATTACATTGAATCTATTTGCTCTTGCTAAACCACCTTTTTTACTAATCGTAGCTTTTAAGTCTTCTATAGTTGCCATTAGCTTCTCGCAATTTTAAGACTTTCATTCCAAATAGAAGCCTTACTTTTCTTTTTAAATTGTTCTACTGGTAAGAAGATTGCTATTTCCCAATCTGTCATTGGTACTCTACTAAACTGAGAGACCACATGTTTACCTAGGTAGTGTTTAAAACATGGTTTAAATTCTTTATATTTTCGTACACTTTGTAAAAGATCGTATCTTAATTTAACTAACCTTGTAGTATCTTTTACATTGTTTGGAGCTAAACTCATTAACTCATCTAAAAATCTTGCTCTGACTGGATAGTTTAAATAATGTAAATTTAAACCATAAAATCCACCAGGAGCTGGATCGATCATAATTGTTAATGGAAATCTATCGTAATATGGTAGTGTTTCTTTAAACTTTGGGTCATAGAAATACATATACATATTACCACGAATATTTCTACCTGTTCTTTCTAAAGCATCATCTTTTAAAAGAGCTGTTCTATTTGGTATTGCTAATTCTTGTACTTTCTTTCGAAACCACTTTTGAGAATCTTTTGTACGTGCTTTTACACCAGCCCTTTGAGCTCCAGCTTGTAGTGTATCAAATAAACTTGCCATACTGTTATTTATAAAGAATTAGAGTATCTTTATGCCTAAATTTTTTAAAGTTTCTTCTGTCCAAACTTGAAACTTCCATCCTTTATATTCAGCAAAATCATTTGCTGCTTCCCATTTAGATATATTTTTAGCATATGTAGTCACTTCATTTATATATTTTTTAGTTTTACGACTACGTTTTTTTGGTGGCTGTGTTTGATTTTTAGGTTTAATTTCTATAAGATATGTTTTTTTATCGTCCATTTGAACAAAAAGATCAACAAAATATCTATGAAGTTTATTATCCGTCTTACACTTATATGGTATAACAACTTCTTCTGAATTCCACATCTTTACTTTTGGATTATTTTCGCACCATTTAAATGCTTGCCTTTCCCATAAAGATCGATATACAACCTTACCTGGATTGCCAGCGTATTTTTCTGGATGCTTTATTTTGTATTTCCCTTGATAACTCATATAAATAACTCTATAGTTTATTTTATTTATAAAGGTTAAAAATATGGCTGAAACACAAGTAGAATTTCCACCAAGAGTTGAATTAAGTCAAAGTCAAACATTATTGTTTCCTCTTCGATTAAGAGCAGAGGCAGATAATGGACATCCATTTATTCAGTTTACTGTATCAGCTAAAGACAAACCTGAAGAGGTAAATGTTTTTTTATATCAGCCACCTGGGCTTTCAATTCAGGACGGAGCTAATTATACTAATTTTGATTTAGGTGCTCTGCAAGGTGCTCAAGAATTTGGAAAAGGTATAGCAGGTGGAAAAACACTTGCCGATTCATTTAATGCATCTGATATGATGGCTGCAGGTCTTGTGGGCCAGGATGCTATTACTGCTGCAATAGGGACTGATTTAGTTGGTAAAGGTACAGCCGTTGAAGCTTTAAAACAAGGAATTGCAGTAAATCCATATACGCGTGTTTCTTTTGAAGGTGTTTCCATTAGGACATATGATTTTACATTTAAATTAGTACCAGAGGATCAAGATGAAACGGAAATGGCCAAAGCCATTGAACGAACATTTAGAAAATTCTTATATCCAAAACGTGTTGGAGCAATTGCATTAACATATCCACCAATGTTTAAAATAGGCTTTTATAGTGGTAAGCAAAAGAATCCATATATGCCGAATATAAAAGATTGTTATCTTACATCACTTCAAACGACATTTAATGAATCAACCAATGCTGTATTTAAAGGTACTGGTGCACCTATTGAAATTTCAATTGCTATGACATTCCAGGAAGAAAGAACTCTGGTTCGCCAAGATCTTTTTGAGAATGATGATACAATCGAAGAGCGAGATGGTTATTTTAACGGAGAAGGATAATGAGTTTTTTTAGACAATTTCCAAAAATAGAATATGATTTTAATCGTACAGGTGTTTTACAAAATATGGTTGATCTCTTTCGATCAGTCAGACCTTTACCATCCTTTTTAGATAATTATTCAGCATATAAATTTTATGAAATTAAAAATGGCGAAAGGCCTGATATTGTATCGCAAAGATTATATGGCACCTCACAATATTATTGGACATTTTTTGTTATAAATGATTTTTTACATGATGGTATGAGATCATGGCCATTAAGTCAAGAAGATTTATTTGATTATATTGCAAAACAATACGAAGGATATGCTATCGAAACAAATCCAGTCATCGTACGTGATACTGATGGGTTAATAACCGATCATAGGAATAGTTTATCAGGGAGATTTACTCTTGGAGAAACAATAACAGGTGCAACAAGTGGAGCATCAGGCACACTCACAATCAAAAATGCTGACCTTTCTCAAATCATAGTACAAGAAGTTACAGGTGGAGCCTTTATTGGAACAGCAGGTTCATCAACTGAATTAGTTGTGGGCCAGACATCAGGTGATTCAGTATCAACATGGAATGTATATCCATACGCAGAAGCACCATATTACTATTATAATGTAAACGATGCTGATAAAAAGCCAGTAACAAATTCAGATCATATTATAGGTGGTGTTGATCCATTACAATTATCATATGTTACAAATCGATCACACATTATAGAAGAAAATGATGAGCATTCAAAAATCAGATATGTCGATCCAAGTTATATTAACAAATTTGTAAATCAATTTGAAGAATTAATTAATGAGTAATTTTAATACTATTGTCAATGGATTGGCAACTTCGCCAAAAGTTTTTGAAATAACTAAGGCTTTATTGCACACAAATATAGAAACTGAAGTTGACATATCAGAACTCATTCGTGATATAAAAATTGTTGAAAGCTTATATAATTCTGGTTTAACTGTTTCTATTTTTTGTTTAGACAGTACAGGATTAATTGATTATTTAAAAATTGCTGGTAATGAAAAGATTGAGTTAGTTATCGAACGAAGAGATATTACTGATCAAAAAAGAAAGAAATTTGAATTGGAAGTTTATCTTGCTGAAATAAAAGATTATAGTGCACCAAGACCATCTTCAAAAGCTTATACATTATATTGTGTTTCGAAACATGTATATTTAAATAATGTTTTGGTTTTAACTAATAGTTTTGATAATACGCCCAGTAACTTGATCAGGTCAATTGTAACCAAAAATTTGGCAAGTGAGATTGATATACGTAATCCATCAACTAGTCCAATTAAAGGTATATACCCTAGACTGCGTCCATTATCAGCAATAGCTTGGTTACTGCGTAATTCGTTTGAGGATGGCACTCCAAATTTCTTTTATGAAACTGCAAAAAGTGGATTAATATTTGATTCATATAAAAAAATATTAGCAAAAGATGTATATGATACATATGATAATCATCCTAATTTTAAATTTACGGCGAAGGATGAGCTTGAAGAATTATTTGACGAAGAGCGAAAAAAGATTCGTAAGATTAATTCAAATTTAAATCTTTCAAAATTTAAGGCATCTGAGAAAGGTGCTTTTGGTTCAACATTACATACAATTGATGTATACAATAAAACAATTGCACAAAAAGAATATAAGTACAGTGATAGTCTAGAAAAATTAAATCAATTTCCACCCATCAATGATAAAATAAAATTAAATGATGTAAACATTAGTGATTATAAAACAGGTAAAAATTATTTTATATCATATAACAGCGGAGCCTTTAATGGTTTTAAAAATTATCACGCTCCGACAGACCAAAGTATATTAAAGGCAGAAGCATATCACCACAATTTAGATACAATTATACAGGACTTAGTAATACCTGGTGATTTTGAAATAGAAAGTGGAGATATTATTGACCTAGATATTTTAAGAACAGCTGACGTGACAGATGAGATCCGAGGTGGAGATGATTTTAAGGATAATATATTATCTGGTAAACATTTAATTACTGGCATCGTCCATCATTTTTCCAAAGAAGGATATTATATAAGAGCAAAAACAAAGAAAGATTCATTTATTAAGAAGTTAGAAGGTATTAAAAGAAAATGATAAAGCGAAGCGATGATCAATATATTGATGGACTCTTTACTTGGTTCACAGGTAAGATTGAAGATATTAACGACCCTGAAAATTTAAATAGAGTTAAGGTACGATGTTTTGGTTTCTATGATGATTCCATAGCCGTTGATAATTTACCTTGGGCAACTGTTATGATGCCCGTAACATCGGCATCGATACAAGGTAATGGTGGTAATCATCATTTGGAAATAGGTTCGTGGGTCGTTGGATTCTTTAGAGATGGACCAAGTGCTCAAGACCCAATGGTAATGGGTTCAATTGCTACACAAACAAACGGTACACAAGACATACCAACAGAATCATCAGTAGATAATAAAGTATATAAATCAAAAGCGGGACATTTAATTGAAATTGATAATGAAGATGGTGGAGAACGAATTAATATTAAACATAAATCTGGTTCTTACATACTAATGAAAACAGATGGTACCATAGAAATAAATGGAAATACTAAAGTGTTAGGCACTCTACATGCGACAGGAGATATATCAACAGATGCTGGCAATGCTCCAACATTAGCAACACATACACACACTGAGGTTCCAGGTACAGGTGGAGCAAGTTCTCCAATACCTGCAGAACAAGAGACTTCAGTGGCAAACTAATAGAAAAGAGTTATAAATAACTATATGGCAGGATTACTTACAGGCGATAAAAGCATATCAGGTAACTTAGAACAAGCACGTATTGTTTCTAAAAAGAAACCTCATCGCGATTTAGATCTTTCTTTAAAGATCCACCCTATACGTAAAGATATAATCCCTTTAAAAGATGATGCAGCAATTAAAAATGCTGTAAAGAATTTATTAGTCAGTAATTTTTATGAACGACCATTTCAAGATGATTTGGGAGCAAATTTAAGAGGGTTATTATTTGAACCTTCTGGCTTTCTTACAGAAATTCAATTAAGGGATAATATTCGCAATGTAATTAAAAAATACGAACCAAGAGTGAGTGTTAAGGCTATAGACATTACAGACGATATTGATAATAATTCATATAGAATTACAGTAAATTTTTTAATCAAAGAATACGATACAGCAGAAAGTGTTGAAATTGTATTAAGAAGGCTCAGATAATATGGCAACAAATTTAAATGTAACAGAATTAGATTTTGCAGACATTAAGCAAAATTTAAAAAACTTTTTAAAACAACAAACAGAGTTTAATGATTATGACTTTGATGGTAGTGGATTAAATGTTTTATTAGATGTGTTAGCATATAACACTCACTATAATGCATTAAATGCTCACTATTCATTAAATGAATCATTCCTTGATTCTGCTCAGATTCGTGGTAATGTTGTTACAAGAGCAAAACTTTTAGGTTATACTCCTCGTTCAGTTTTATCGCCAAGAGGTAAAGTTGATATTGTTGTTAATGTTGCTGCAGAAGTAGGAACTAAACCTACCGTTTTAGAGTTAACACGAGGTACAAAATTAAATACAGTTGTCAGTGGCGAAGAATTTCAATATGTTGTATTGGAAACTCAACAAGCAACATTAAGTGCTGTATCAGCAAATACATATCAATTTAATGATGTAGTAATTTCAGAAGGATCAGTAAGAGAATTAAAATATAGAGTTGATAATGATATAGAAAATCAGAAATTTCAACTTACAGATTTCGATGCCGATACAAGTACATTACGTGTACGCGTACAATCAAACGAAGAATCATCCTCTTTTGATGTTTACACAAAGTTTGAATCACTTAAGGATGTTAATTCAACATCAAAGGTTTATTATTTACAAGAGAATCCAAGTGGTTATTATGAAATATTTTTTGGTGATGGCGTAACAGGATTCAAGCCTACAAATAATAATATTGTTAC